GCGCCTATTTCTGCTGCGGCCCAGCGACTTTCGTGTGAGCATGGACGACCCATGAAAATCCTCGCCGTCCTCCTTCTCTTCATCAGTGGGATCGCGCTGCTCGGCGGGCTCGCCTCCCTCTCCAATGCGACGAGCGGCGTCGGCGGGATCGCGGTCGCGTGCTTTCTGGCCATCCTCGCGCGGATCGCCCAGGCCAGCGGACACCATGACGAAGTCCGGAAGTTGCTGCGTGACGCCAGCGCGGCGTCGCCGGCCGCGGCGGAGGTGACGCCCCCCGCGAGCGCACAGGAGTAGCTACCGCCGCGGGAGCACGTTCGGCAGCAGGACGAAGTGCGAGAGCAGCCAGAGGACGAGCACGACGAGCGCGAAGACCTGGAGCGCCGTCGCCCAGCCGGCCGGCATCTGGACTCGGGTCGTGATGATGTAGACGAGCCAGCCGACCAGCGCGACGACGAGCACGAGTAGCACGAGGTCCATTCCACGCCTCCAGTCAGGCCAGTTCTGACGGCCCGAACCGTTCCGCGAACTCTTCAGCCGAGATGACTTCCATCGGCTGCCCGGAGTAGCGATTTGAAAGCACAAAGTCGGTCAGCTGCACGACGACCCAGCCGGTCTCGAGCGCCACGCGCGGGAGCCCATCGGTGAAGAGCGGCGGATCGCCGTAGTCGGTCGTCGTCCCGATGGGCAGCGGCTGCCCCTCCAGATACTGCTCGGAGTAGACCTTGAGCGGCTTCTCGTTCTGTTGCTTCTGATTGCCTTGGAGCGGATAGGGGGCAGCCATTATGGCACCTGGTAGAAGCCGAGGAGGACGTTATTCGAACCGCTCATCTGGGCGTTGGTCATCTGGCCGCCGGTCGTCGGATTCTGGGGTTGGATCGTGGTCACGTTCCCATTGATCCACCAGTTTTTCGAGACCCCGAAACACTGGAACAGCCCGCCGTACGGCGGATAGGCATGGGAGGCGAATGGCAAGCCCCCGATGAGCGCCGCCGTCGGATCGGCCGTCGCGGGATAGACCAGATGGATCATCACAAAGACGGTCTTGGCGAGGACGACATAGTTGCCAAAGCCATTCGGAAAGACGAGCCCGGCGCCGCTCGCGTCGGTCACGATGAACGACTGCAAGCTGCCGCTCACGAGGCCATCGATCTGGTTGTAGAGCTCCGTCTTCCAGGCGTTGTTGAGGATCGTCCCGGTCATGCCCGAGCCGTCATCGTCGATCATGGGCGTGCGCGAAATCGCCATTGGGTGTTCCTTCTAGGATTGGTCGGTCAGCACGAGATCGAGAAAGGTCGTCGGTTTCACGTCGCCGCCGACACAGCGGCGTCGCGGCGGCTGCGTGCGGAGCGGAAACGAGAGATCGACGCGCGTGATCGTGAGCGTCGTGGGTGTCCGCGGTTCCAGGACCGACGTCCCCGTGAGATTGATCACCTGCTGCCGGCCCGGCTGCGCGTTGAGATCTTCGGTCTCCCATTCGGCCGTGACGAGCGGCTCGGCGAAGGCGTCGAGATCGTCATTCGCGCGCCCCAGCGCGCCGGCATAGCTGTACCGGCCGTCTTGGACGAAGCCCTCGATCGGCGGCCAGCCGTCAAGCGGCCGATCCGCTTCGGCCACGGTGACGACGGGCGTATCGCTTGGGTGCGCGCGGATCGCAAAGTCGCCGCCGGTGACAAACCCCGGGCCGTGCGTCCAGCTCAAGCCGTGCGGCTCGAACGCCATCACGGCATCGACCCATTCCACGATGTCATCGACCGGGATCGGGACCGTGAAGACGCCATAGGGAAAACTCGCCACGGGCAGCGCCACCATCCACCCGTCGACGAGCGGGTCGCCCGTAATCCCGCTGTAGCGGGAGAGTTGGCCGGCGATCCGAATCCAGCCCCGGGGCGGCGGCGCCGAGGGCACCGCTTTCAGTTGGAGCCAGGCGTCGCCAGGCGTGAAGGGGGCCAACGTGCGCGCTTGCGGCGGATTCGCGCCGCTCGGCGCGACGACACTCGGATCGTTGACGAACATCCATTGACTGCCGATCCGCGCGACATACCGGGCATCGGGGCCGGTCGCCGGCGCGAAGAGCGTCGCGTCGTTCAGCGGCAGCCCGAGGAACGTACTCCTCGTCGCGTCGGGCATGGCCGGGTAGGGAATCAACGTCGAGGCGCGCCGGCCCTCGACGATCACGCGCTTGCGGAGCTGCGTCGCGTCGTGCGTCAGGCGGAAGCTCTTGAGCGTCTCGAGCGTGTTGGTGAGCGGCTGGGGATTCGTCTGGTCCGGTTCCGAGAGGCTGCCGGCCCAGGCGTGCACGTCGCGGCCGTCGAGATAGAACGCGCCCCCGACCGCGGCCAGCAGGTTCCGCATGACGGTGAGCGGGCGCTGGTTGACGATGTCGAGCGCTGGGAGCGCCGGCATGTTCGGCTGGACAAAGGTCGTCGTGAAATCGATCGGGCTCGGCGCCTCCGGATCGTTACAGAACCAGGTCACGAGGAACTGAATCGACGCCGTCACCGACTGCGCCGGGAAGCGATAGGTCACGATCCGCGCATCGAAGCGCCACATGGCGTCCTGACATTGCACCGAGACCCAGGGGGATTCGTTCTTCGGCCGCCGGTCGAACTGGAGCACGAGCGCGTAGCCGTGAAAGAGGGGATCGCCGCCCGGCGTCCAGGCGACGAGAATCTCCTGGCCGACCTGCGGCACGGCGCTCGGCGGCGCGGTCGGGACGATCTGAAAGCTACAGGTATCGGGCTCGTCGTTGAGCGCCTGGCTGATCTGCAGCGAGTCTTGGCGGATGTACATCGTCAGATCCGTGCGCGAGACGATGTTCCCAGCGCCATCGCGCACGATGAGATCGACGGACGTCCAGGGCGGCACGTAGTTCGATCGCGTCGCGCCGGAGCGCGCGATCCCGGATCGCGCAAACGTGTACGCCTGGTCCGTCCCGGTGATCGCCATCAGCCCGCCCGCATCGTGTTCTGCATCCCGAACTTGGCCGTCAGGGCGTCATTCACCCGATCGGCGAGCCGCTGCAGGTCGCCGGGCGTATCGAAGAACGCGCCCTGGGCGTTGATGACGATCGAGGGCGCCAGGGCCGCGGCCGTCGTCGAGGCGACCGGGGCGCTCACGGTCGCGAAGGCGCCCGACGAGGCGTCCTCGCGCGGCACGACCGCTTCCCAGCCATGCAGCATCACGGGCGTCCCGGTGCCGAAGTTCCGGAAGCCCTCGGTGCCGGTCGCGTAACTTTCCATCCCCTGGCCGGCGCCACTCGTGGGCACGGGCGGCACGTCCCAGGTGACGGTGCCCTTGACCTTGACGTCGGGCACGTTCTTGATCGCCAGGCCGAGCGAGCGCGAGATCGCATCGGTGAGCTTCGAGACCTGGTCGATCAGTTGCTTGAAGCCGTCCGACATCGAGAGCGCGAACGAGACGCCGGCCGCGTCGAGATCGGTGATCGCGTTGCCGTTCGCGTCCAGGAGATCGCCCGACTTCGCCATGGCCTCGAGCATCGGCCGCATGGCCTCGGGCACTTCGGTGCCCATCTTCAGCGCGTGCTGGACGTACTCGCTGACCGACGCGCTCATCTTGTCGGCGATCGCGATCGTGTCGATGCCGGCGCTATTCAGGACTTCCCAGTCCTTGTAGAGCTGCTGTGCCTGCTTGTCGAGTTCCTGACGCGCCATCGCCGGCCCGAGCTCCTCGAGCGTGAACCCGTACTTCTGCGCCGTGTCGATCGCGAGCTGGTACGCGTCCTCTTGGAACTTGAGCGCCGCCTGGATCTCGCCGATCGCGGCCGTCACCTGGTCCGAGGTCCGCGCCGCGAAGAGCGCGTCGACCGACACGCCGGCCGTCGCGGCCGCCGCCGTCAAGGCGTCGAACCCGCCCTCGGTCGCGATGAAGGCTTTCCGCATGTCATCGGAGGCCAGGGCGGCCTGGATCGTCTGGATCGCGGCCGTAACCTGATCGGTCTTCTTCGCATGGAAGAGGGCATCGAGGCTGATCCCGGCGGCCTGGGCCGCGGTCGTCAGTTCGTTGATCCCGCCGGCTGACTGCACGAAGCCGTCGCGCAGCTTCTCGTATTCCTTCTTCCCGAACCAGCCCGAGATCTTGTTCGAGAGCCAGCCGATCGCGGGCCCGATGAAGCTGCCGACGAGCGGGATCGCGGAGCTGATCGCGGTCCCGATGAGCCCCGGCAGCTTACTGGCCGACTTCTCGATCGCCTTCCCGACACCGCTCTGCTTCGGGTCCAGGATGTAATTGCCGACCGCCGAGCCGGCCGCCTGGAAGATCGAGCCGCCGCCCTGGATGGCCTTCAGGACCGAGTCGCTGAGCGCGGCCGTGAGGCCCTTCGCCAGGTTGTCGAATGTGCCAGGCGGCGGCGCCGCGCCGATGCTGAGCCCCTTCGCCAGATCCACCTTCCCGGTGAGCTTGTTCGTGAAGGTGTCCATCAGCTTCGAGAGATCCTCGTCGTACTGGGCCGTGGCCTCGTCGGCCTTCAGGGTCGCCGCCCAGATGTCGTACATCGCCTGCGGCGCCTCCGTGCCGGCCGCATCGTAGGTGCCGATGGCGTCTTTCATCACCTTGTTGATCGCGTCCTGCTCGGCGCGCGTCATCTGCTGGACGGGGATCGACTGCTGCAGGGCCTCGAGGTAGAGGTTCGCTTTGACGACCAGGTCGTTGCCGGCGAAGGCGTCGACCAGGTCATCGACGGCCTTCTTATGGTCCGCGAGCGACTTGTTGTACGCGTCCTGCTTCTTCTTCAGTTCGGCCTGCGCGGCCGCGCGGTCGTCCTGCGCCTTCTTCAGCGCCTCTTCTTTCTGCTTGGCGACCTCGAGCCGCTGGGCGTTCGTCAAGATGGTGCTGCCGAGGGCCTGCCCGGCGACGGTGTACGACTCGGTCGTCGTGACGACGGCCTTCGTGGTCTTCTCCTGCTCCTTCAGCTTCTTGTCGAGGTCTTGCACGGCGCCCGCGCCGCCGGCGGCCCAGGCGCCCACGTACAGGAAGAAATGCCCGAAGGAGCTAGTCATCCGGTCGGTCGTGTCCATGACCGACGCCAGCCACTCGCCGGTATAGATGACGATGTTGTTCTTGAGTCGCAGCCAGGCGTCGCCCGCCGCGTCGAGCCGCTTGATCGTCTCGGCGGACATGAACTTCGCGGCGTCGGCGGCCTCGAACATCCCATCGCGGTACGCGCCGATGAGCTTCTTCGCGGACGGCCCGAGCAGGCCCTGGGCGATGTCGAGCTGGAGCGTCTCGTCTTTGATGCCCGTGATCGCCTTCGCGACTTCCTTATAGGCGTCCTCGACCTTCATCCCCTTGAGCTTCTCCGCCGACAGCCCGAGGTTCGCGAGCTGGTCTTGGTAGTCGGCCGTGTTCGCGCTCAGGTTCTCGGTAAAGAACTGGATCGATTTCCCGAGCGTCTCGGTCTCGACGCCGCTCTCGGCGGCCGCGGCCGACCACTGCTGCACCGCCTGCGTCGAGATGCCCCATTGTTGCGACAGGTCGTTGACCGCGCCGGCGGCATCGAACACGCCGCCGATGAAGGACTTGATCGCATCGAGCGAGAACGCGACGCCCATCGCGGCCCCGACCTTCGTGATCGAGCCCATCCAATCGCTCGTCTTGTCGTTCGCGTCCTTGGTCTTGTCGGCGATCTCCTGCAGGTTCTTCGGGACGTCCATCCCGAGCTTCTGCATTTTCGCGACCGCCTCATTCGCCGTCGCGCCGAGCCGCGCGAGCTCCTTGTCGGTGAGGGCCGAGACGCCGCCGATCTCCTCGACGGCCTTCGCCATGAGCGTCGCGTCCTGGATGATCTTGCGGCCGGAGAATTGATTGCCGAGGGTGTTCAGGCGGCCGCCCACCTTGTCGGCGCCGTCGCCGAAATCCTTCAGCTTCGCGTCGGCCTTGTCGACCGCGTCGTAGAAGCTGGAGAAGTTCGCCGTGAAGGTCGCGGAGAGGGCCATATTACTTTCGGCTGCGCGCGGCTTCTTCGTTCAAGGCATCGACGAGCACGCTGTAGACGTCGACGGGGAGATCGAGCAGGTCGTCGTACGTCCAGCCCATCACGCGGCAGATGTGGAGGTCGGATCGGGTGCGTTCGGTCCAGCCTGGAGTTTTTTTTGGTGCTCCCGCTCGTCGGTCATCGCGGCGTCGTGCGCCTGGATCGCCTCGAGGATCTCGCGCAGGCTCTCGGGCGTCTGGTTCTTCAGGGCGGCCGACACGAACGCATACGACTGATCGCGAATCCGGATCGGCTTGTCGTCGGCGTCGGTGATCGACCAGTCGAGCAGATAGCTCACGGCCTGGGCGATGCCGAGCTGCTCGAGGTCGAGCTCGGGCTTCTCGCCCTGGCGGAACGAGCCCGCCTTGATGACCCGCGCGTGCGCCTCGCGCTCTTCGCCGGCCGTCAGGTGCTTGCGCACGAGCAGCCAGTCGCCCTCGGAGATGTCGATCCGCAGTTCTTCTTGCCGGCGATAGCGCGATCCCATTCAGGGCTCCTGACGTTTGGGGAGCAGCCGCGCGGACAGCTGCCCCTGATACACGGTGACGTCGCCGAGCGGGCGCCGGGTCGGAATGCCGTCGGCATTCGCGATCTCGAGCGTGAGCGGCGTCTGGGTGATCCGAAAGCCATCGACGGACACGACCGCGGCGCTGAAGTGGTCGCCCTCGACCTTCCAGCGCCCGAGCGTGGCGGCCGGCTGATAGCCCAGCTTGACCGTGGCCGCCACGCCTTCGATGACGATGCGATGCCCGCTGCCGATGACCGCCATCGGCGTCTAGGGGGCGATGCCGGCGACCCAGGCCGTGCCGCTCCAATGCGCCGAGCTGCCATCGCCGAGCTTGACGTAGGTCCCGGTCGGCCAGGCCGTGACCGGCGCCGCGACGATGGCGCCCATGGCGGCCAGGTTCGCCGGCGCCATCGCGCCCGGGGGCGTGAACGAGCCCGGCGAGCTCACGCCACTCGCGCCCGTGGCGGCGACCATCGAGGTCCGCGTCCAGGCGCCGTTGGCGACGAACGTCGCATCGATCGTGACCGCGGCCGTGACGCCGCCTTTGATGTTCGCGTCGAGATGCGCCGGCCCTTCCCAGGCCTGCGACGAGGTCGCGCTGGGATAGATCGCCAGGAAGCAGCCGGTATCGACGTCGGCCGCATCGAAGATCACATCCGTGAGCCGGTCCCAGAACGCGGTGAACGAGCCCGAGAGATCCTTCAGGCCCATGACATACCGCTTGTTGGCGTCGCCGAGGGACGTGACCTCGACCTTGTCCTTCGCCATGTTCAAGGTCCAATCGGAAATGTTCCCGATCGCGACGTAGGGATCGCCCGCGAGCATCTTGAGCGCGACGATGCCCTCTTTGCCGTGGGTACCGGGGTTGTTGACGGGGGCAGCAGGTGCAGGCATGTGTCTCTCTCCTTGTGAATTCGTTGTGACTCTCGAACCGTCAGGCCGACGTCCCGGTGACGTGCAGGCCGCTCCGCTCCACCAGATCGATCAACGCGGCCAGCATGATCCGGCGACGCTGGATCGCGATCGGCACGAACACATGGCCCGCGGGCATCCGGCCGGTCTTGCGGCGTGCGCTCTGCCGGGGCCCCGTGCCCTTCTCGAAGATCCAGGCCGCGGCCGCCCACGGGCCGTGCTGAAAGCGCGCCTCGTTGCGCACGCTCGCCGCCGCACTCACCGCATCGCGCCGGAGCTCGACGCGCATCCCGCTGCGCAGGTTCCCGGTGCGCATGGGATAGCCGGCCGCGATCTGGCGGGCCGCGTCGGCGGCCTGCGCCTGCACAATCTCGCCGGCCTCGCGCACGAGCTCGGGCGTGAGCGCCTGGAGCGCCTTCCGGAGCTCGGCGAGCCCGTCAAGACGTAGCTGGTTCTCGGCCACGGGCGACCACCTCCACACACATGAGCAGCAGATCCACATGCCGCTCGTCGACATCGGTGATGCTCTGCACTTGCAACTTGCGCCCCTCGAAGATCACGCGCGTCTCGAGCGTGATCCCTGGGTGATACCGGCCGCGGACGAGGTAGGCCGCCTGCCCGTCGATGACCTGGCCGGCCGTCGATTGAATCGCACAGTGCCAGTCGGGCGGATCGAGCACGACCGCCGGGTGCTCGAGCGTCACGTGATGCCGATACGCCCCAATGCCCATACGTCCTACGCCAGCGCCGGGTCACGCGACCGACGCGTCAGATTCGCGATCGCTTCCCAGACCCGATCATCGTTGTCCTGGGCCGGTCCGAACTCATCGCCCCGATGTTCGTACAGATGCGCCAGGAGCAGCAGCACGGCCGCCTGGATCCAGGGCGGCGCCGTCGTGTCGTCCCAGGTCGGATCGTTCTGCCCCTTCAGGTAGTCGCGGATCGTCCCGCTCGCGCTCGTGAGCTTCTGCGTCAGGTCGGCGTCGTGGTCGGTGTCCACGATCCGCAAGTGGCCCTTCGCGGTCGCGAGCGTCACGAGCAGCGGTTCCGCGACCCCAGCCATCAGCGCGCATCCCGTCCGTGTTTGACGGCCAACGTCCAGGCGGCCGCCCCGGCGACGTCGCCGGGCCGCGATATCGTGTCGGCGTTCGCGTGCCAGAGCGACCCGCCCCAGGTGACCACGTCGCCCTGCGCGTACGCCTTCCCGGCGACGTGTACGCCCCGGTACAGGAGCACCGGGAGCCTGAACGCCGTCGCGACCCGCCGGCCGTCCCGGGTCCAGGCCAGCGTGATCGTCCGTTCGCCGTCGTATTCGGCCTCGAGGTCGCCCACGCCGAGCCCGTCCGCGCCAGGCGGCCCCGAGGGCCCAGGCGGCCCAGGGACGGGCGCGGCGCCCGCCAGCGCGTCGACCGCCGCCTGGACCTTCCCGAGCCCCGCCGTCGCCGTCTCGAGCGCCCGGAGTCGGCCCACGACGGGCGCCAGGGCGCGTTTGACGGCGGTCTCGAAGGCCTCAACCAGGACCGCCGGATCGTCAGCATCCATCGCTCACGGCCTCCCAGTCCTTGTGCAGCACGGCCAGCGCGACGGCGGTCCACGTGGCCCCCTTCGTCGCGGCGACGGGCGCCGGCGCCGGGAGCGCGGCCGGCGCGGCGGGGGCGGGGGCGAAGGGCGCGTGCTTGTCCCGCTCGTCCAGGGCGGCGAGCGAGTAGTTCTGCTGCTGCATGTACGGCGTGTCGCCGCCCTTGACCGACCCGACCCCGAAGTACTTCTTCCGCGCTTCGTTCGGCGACAGCGCGCCGGCGCCGATGGAGTCGGCGGCCGCCTTCGTTTTCGTCGCCGTGTCCATATAGATCAAGTCGTCGATGTCGAACTCGGTCCCGAACTCGGTCCCGGCGATCCCGAGCCCTTCGTCGAGCGATGTTTCACATGAAACCACCAGGCTCTGGATCGCCTGGCTGTAGTACTGCTGCTGCATCGGTTCGACGTTGGCGAAGGGCGGCGGCGGCCCGACGCCGATCATGAACGGCGGCACGTGGAAACACGAACAGACGGTTTCGGCGCTCATTTTCAGCTGCTCGATGAGCTGCGCGTCGGCCGCGTTGACCGTCATCGGTTCGTACTTCAGCCCGTCGCCGAGCACCGCGACTTTCCCGACGTTGTCGCCCGTGAAGTTCTGATCCCAGTAGTCCTTCAGCCGCTTCGCTGTCTCGTCGCCGATCGCGCCGGGCGCCGTGAGCACGCCCCCGGGATTCGACCCGCCGGCGAAGAACTTCTGACTCGTCTGCTGGATCGTGATTCCCTGGAGCGCGGACAGCCCGCACGCGTAGAGGGGCGAGACGCCGATCAAGGGATGAAAGAGCGCGACCATCAGGTCGTGAATGATTTCCGAGGCGGGAACGACGAGCTGCTCGGTCTGCAGGACCTCGGGCCCGAGCCCCGTCAGGTCGTTCCGCCGGAGCTCGTAATACACGGCGCCGTCGGGCGCGACCATCGGGCAGACCTTCGTCGGATCGAGCACGTAGAGCGCCTTCACGACGCCCCGCTGATCCCGCTCTTTCAACACGTACGTGTTCCCGTGCACGAGCTTGGACGTGATCCACTGCTCGAGGAACTTCACGATCGTCTGGTAGCGGTTCGGTTTCCGGATCACGGGCGAGAAGGCGGGGTTCGTCGTCTCGTGCCAGATCCCCTCATCGTCCTTTTCGACCAGGCGGAGCGCCATCTTCGCGATGTCGCCCGCGATGAGCGTGACGCAGGCGAACACGGCGAAGTGACTGAGCGCCGTCTCGCCGGCGACCATGACGTTCTGCTGCCAGGCGCCCGTGTACGACTCGCGCACGATCGGATACCAGCCGCCGCGGCCCGACGCCGTGTCGAGCGGGCGCAGGCCCGCGGCCGCTTTCCGCGCGATCAGTTCGTACCCGAGAATGGCGAGCTGCATGGGGGCCCAAGCCGGCCGCGGGGCCGCGGGCGAACCGGATCCGCCCGCGGCCCGCGACTCGAGGGAGTTACTTCGCGAACGTCGCCGGCGGCGTGTCCGCGGCGTTGCTCGGCGTCGGCCAGGCGACGGCCGTCAGGTATTTCACGGCGTTCGCGTTCGCTCGCAGCCAGTTGACGTACCGCTCGGCGCGCAACCCGACGCAGTTCGTTTGCCAGAGCGATACGTAGACGGTCGTCGCGTCGGACGGGGACATCGGCGCGCTGTCCATCTGCAGCGACGCTTCCCGCGAGGCGTCGATCGTGACCCCGCCGTCGTCGGCATAGAGCACGAGCGCCGGCTGCAGCGCGATCACGTTGGCGCCGGCGGCCTGGCTCGCGATGAACGTGAGGCCCTTGTAGTTCCCGCCGCCGATCGTGATGCCCGGGAACATCGGCGATCCGTCCGTGTTGGTCCGGAACGACAACCCCAGGCAGTTCGCCGCCGACAGGATGAACGTCACGCCGTCGACCCCGATGTTGTTGGTCGCGAAGTGATTGATCAGCGAGACGATGTCCGCGAGCGGGCTCGCCGTGCCCGGGGCCGTCGGCGCGCCGTTGGTGATCGACGCCGGGTTGACGCCGGCGACGGCCGCGACGGCCGGGTCGATGAACTGGGCATCGAGGAACTGCGCGATCCCCGCGATCATGTCGCGCCGCACGAGATCTTCCGCCGACGGATTCGACAGCCGCACGAGCTCTTCGGTCAGGACGATGATCCCGGCCGCCTTCGCAATGCCGAGCGTCGTCGCCGCGAACGCGAGCTTGGTGACAGGCTTCGGTTTCGATTCCCCGACCCAGCCGTACGTGCCGCCCGCGGTCTGCGCGGGGACCTTCGTGTTGAACGGGACCGTCCGCAGGTTCGGGATCTTTCCGAGAATCGTCGCCGGCCGCAGGAGCTCGATGAACTCGGCCGCAATGTTCGGGTTCACGAGCGGGCCCGCCCAGGTCGCATCGGTGACGGTGCCAGGCGCGATCGCCGCCTTCAGGTACAGCGCGACTTCAGGCGTCGAGCCGTCCCACCGCTTCGCGTACTCGGCCGCTTCATGGAGGTTGCCGTTGCAGACGAGCTTCGCGCACGCGGCGCGGACGAACGCAGTCCCCGCGGGCACGTTCGACTTGATCGAGATCACCGAGTTCGGCCGGACGACGCCGGCGGGCTGGACGACGCGGGTCGCGCTGGCCTGCTGGAGCTTCTCGAGTTCGCGGGCGCGCACCAGGTGCTCGTCGATGCCCTTCACGTCGAGCGCGAGCTCGTCATACTCTTCGCGCTTGTCGTCGGGCAGCGTCGTATCGGTCGCCGCGTCCATGATCGCGCCCATGCGGGCGACTTTCGCGGCGCGGGTGTTCTCGAAATTCTGGATCTTTTCCTGTGCGGTCATGGGGGGCGCGCCCTTCTGCGCGCGAACGGGGGGACGCTCCGGATCGCCGGAAACACGACGGCCAGGCGCGGCCAGGTAGGACGCGTCGAGCTGCTTGATCGTGCGAATCGTGGCGTCCATGTTCGCGGGCACGGTCACAAGCGACAGTTCGCAGATCTCGACGCTGGAAAAGTGACGGCTGCCGTTCTTCAAGATGGACAGGCCGCCGTCGAGCACGCGGTACCCGATCGAGACGCCCGTGATCAGCCCCGCTTTGATCGACTGCCAGGCTTCCTCGACACGATCGCGGAGCGGTCCGGGCGTGTCGACGTCGGGGAGCATCGCCTCGAACGTGATCCCCTTGGCCGTCGGCGCCTGGAGCTGGACCGTCCCGATCGGCCGTTCGACGTCGTGATGCCAGAGGAGCGGCAGCGGGTTCCGGAAGGTCGCGCCGAGGGGATCGAGCACGTCGCCCGCACGATCGGGCGTCGGCGTCGTCGCGATGCCCGCGATCCGCCGGGGGCCGCCGTCGGCGCGCTTGCATTCGAGCACCGCGTAGGCGTGCAACACGCCCAGCAGGATCAGGCCCGGGGCTGTAGGCGCGAAGTTTGTGTTTTTTTACTCGCAGAATTGAGCAGGTCGCGCCGGATGATTTCCGGGACGGACAGCCGCTCGAGGGCCGCGCGCCGGCAGAGGGCATCGAACCGGTTACTCGGGATCGCCAGCGAGACGACGACCGAGGGATAGCGCGGATCGAGGGGCGGACGGCCTGGCGGGTTCGGCATCGCTCTATGGCGACTTCTGCCCCAACTGCAAGCGATATTCCGCTTCGGTCACCCTCACGCCGTCGATCTTGAACCACCGCAGCCCAGGGACGAACTGTT